ATTAAATTAAATTAAATTAAATTAAATTAATATGGCGGTGGCGACTGTAAATTAATATTTTCTTCTGATTCAATATAATTTGGAATATCAATAGAAGTTTCATAATTAGGTGGTATTTCTTCAACTTCTATAGCCCGAATATTATAGTTGATAATGTTATGTTGTATATTTCGTGTATTAAAATATTCTTTGCAAAGATATAATAATACATATATTTCTATTACAAAAATTATTATTGAACATATAACAAATAGTTTCATTAATATGTATAAACAAATCTGATTTAAATATAAAAATAAAGTTTATAATAAATGATTACTTTTCAGATTTCATGTAAATATTTATGGGGTTATAATAATATTATAGATATCAGTAAATTTGGGTCTATTCAGGAGATTATAGATAAAGTTCTTGAGAATTATACAAAATTTTTGGTAGAATATAATTTGTTAGACCTAAAGGATTTGTTAGATATGGAACGAAAAAAATTCCATATACATGATGTAACATTTGAAGAATTAAGCAGAATGGATAATTCCTTTGTAAATTCCGAAATTATTTATATTTGTAGCCATAATTGTGGAAGTTAAATATATTGGAAATAGATTTAAATATTATTATATTATAATATTATTATATAATGGTATCTTTTAAAAAACAGTTCTCTCTACAAAAAAGGAAAGAGGAATCATCGAAAATAATACTAAAGTATGAAGATAAAATACCGGTTATTGTTGAAAAACATAAAGGGTGTACATTAGATAATATTGATAAACAGAAATTTTTAATTCCGTATGATATGACTGTTGCGCAGTTTATTTATGTTATAAGGAAACGTATTTCACTTACTGATAAAGAAGCACTATTTATTTTTGTTGATAAAACACTCCCAATGACCTCACAAACGATTAGGTCATTATATGAAAGTTATAAAAATAGAGAAGATTTCGATGGGTTTTTATATATTACATACTGTAACGAGAATACATTTGGTTCTAATTAATTTTATTAATAATAAAATTGAAAATAATTATTTATAATATATAATTATCAACAATGTATAATTTTATGGAAGAAGACTTTAGTGTTCAACCAAAATTTCTTAATGGAATAAAACAAAAAGGTAAAGGAGGATGTTCTAAATCACATAATACTAAAAATAAAAAAAGAGTAAAAGAAGTATACAATAGTAAACATATTCGCATCACAGAACAAAAATTAGAAAGAACTAAGACTAAAAAATAATATATATCAACAATATTATAAATTATATTTATATTTTTTTAATCTTCCATTTTTGGTGCAAGGTAATAGTCAATATAACCATCACCAATCTTGTATCTCATTTTAACTGGGACATCATTATCGATTTCTATTTTAATAGTATTATGAAGCATATACCCCTTACTAAACATACTAATATTTTTTAGATTAAAATCTAGGCAAATATCCTTAAGATTTTCAAACTCAAGTTCATCATTGTTAAGAATCATTTTTAGACTGGTCATTTCGCCATCTGTTTTAAGACTAATTTTTTCTTTATCCTTTAGAATCTTAATTCTAAGATTTTCACCAATATCCTGAAAATCTTTAATAATATCGTTAAAATACCTAGAACTCATAGAAATTTTAGCTGTGTCATCAAATTCGTGAACGTCATACTCTTCATTATCAATATTAATAAGCTTGAATTCATAGAATTTATCGTATTTTTGATTGACGAAAATCAATTCGATACTATCACTAATTTCGTCGTCCTTTCCAAAAATAAAGATCAACTCGTCGTCTATCTTAAGATGGTTTAGAATCCGAACCATGATATTTAGATTAATACCAACTACATAATTTCTATCACACTGATATGAACTAAACAAGTTTTTAGGAATAAAACTATTAATAAGAGAAATATGTCCCATATCCATTGCACAAATATTAATACCTTCTGGTGTAATACTAACATTCATTTCTGTAACAATTGTGCTAAAGAATGTAAACATATTTTTCATATATTCACTATTTTTAGTTCTAAATCCAATATCATTCTCATCAAAATATTCATCGTGTGTTGGTTCCGCCTCTTCGTTGTACTTGATAAGTAGTTTTGGCATGTTTGCGACTATGTAGGTATTCCAACTTATTTATTTAAATTATTTCAATTTTAATATAAATTTAAATATATCCTTATTTTATAATGGAATTCTCTTTTCTAAATCCACCAGAAACGAGTGTAAATGACATGTTGGCATATGTCCCAAGATTCACTGATATGCAACTCAACTATGACCGCAATAAAAGTAAAGACATTAATGACCTTATTCTACAAGAATATAGTAATCTACCAAACGATTTCCCAATTGATAAACCGAATAATGAAATAGTAGGGGTCACTACTGGATTTACGGATTTGCTTCAAGATTTTAAACCAGATCCCTTTTTAAAATGTAATAAAGAAAATAAACAAGTCTGCAATGATTCTAAATTAAATGATTTCCCTAGCTTAAAGGTTTTTAAACCCAAAAAAAAATGTAAATATCATCATGATAGTTCTATAACTCAAACTAAATGTATTGACGTATAATTTAGTGTATATACTTAAATCTATGATTTGATTTATAATATAAATACTATAACAACGAAATGATTATTTCTAATAAACTTGTTAAATATTTACATACTGTTATACATCATACATTTTTTAATACAACATATAATAACGATATTCAAAAACAAAATGTTAAAACGAATCTTTTTAATATTTTAAAGGGTAATAGTAATTCTGAATTTATTATAAAAATATGTACTTGTGAATTTGAAAAAATTATTAATTACGAAGTAAATTATTATTTTAAACATAAACATTGTGAAATAGAAACTAATCCAAATTATACTAATTTATTATTCGAACATTTTTTGGATCTCTATAAAAAATCTATTACTCTTACTAATCTATTTAGTGAACTTTATAAATTCTCTGAACTTGATATTATTACCGAAGACTATAAACTCAACAAACTTCTTATAAAATCTTGGGATTCAATTGTGTTTAATAATATTTTCTATAAAATTATAAAAACAATAAATAACAATATCTACTCTAAAAAAACGTCAATTGATTTAGAAAATATAGTTTATGTTATAAAATCTCAATTTAAAAATAGATTTATTCAACTCACTTCTGAAATTAAGACCTATTCTTCTAAGTTTTACATTATAAATCGTAATCCATTAGAAGATACTTTACATTCATACATAACTAAATATAAAGAGTTTAATATAAATGAAGTAAGATTAGAAAATCTTTACACATTTTATAATTATATAGACTTTAAGGATGAATTAGTAATTTTATTTTTTAGAACAAATTTAGATTATGTTATTGATTTATTTAATAAAACGTTAGAAGAAGAGAACCTGGATAATATAAAATATGCAAATCAATTTCTATATAATTATACTGATAATGAAAATTTTATTACTTTAGTAGAAAAGGTTATAATATTTCTAAAAAAAAAATATGAAGATTGTGATATTTTGGAACAATATATAAAGGTATATAATAGAATCAAATCAATCTATCATATAGACATTTTTATTAATAATATTGAACCATTATTAGATTTGAAGTTTGAGGATATTAAAGTTATTCCAAATATAGAAAAGAAACTTATAAAACGGATTATAGAAGATATAAAACAACACAAACTATCAGACTATATAAAACTTATTCGATTTGTAGATGAATATATTTTTATCAGCCACTATATAAATAATTTATGTAAACGAATTATAAATAACAAAATAGATATTAATGTAGAATTAAAGTACTATAGCGCATTTAAAAATCTAGAAATGGATTTATATAAAATAGAATTAATTCTAAGTGATGTATCTATAAACAAATCAATAAACAATGAACTATTCTTTTGTAAAACAGAACTATTAACTGGTCGATATATGATATGGCCTCTTAAAAAGAAAGAAAAAATAGTGTTACCTAAATCTTTTAATAACGAACGCAACCTATTAGATTGTTGGTATAACGATAAATTCCCAACAAGAAAACTACATTTTATCCCAACTCTTCTTAGATGCGAAATACAATTTAATGACTATAAATTTAATATAAAAGGTATATATTCAGATATTCTACTAAAATTCAATGATACAGATTCTATAAAACAAGATAGTATTGTGCAAAATATAGACACATTTATAAAGATTAAACTAATAATAAAAAAAAATGATGAATACCATATTAATGATAATTTTTATAGTGAAAAAAAATATATCAAACTAAATTAAACATTTGTAAATTGTGGGTCAGGTGAGTTTATTTCATCATCATCATATACAACATTATCTGTAAGTTTTAGTTTTGTGTGCTTATCTACAATAAATTGTGGAGAGAAATATTTACATTTATTTTGAATATCTAAAATAGCAATCTCTAGTTTGTCCTGAAAATCCTCTTCATTCGGCATTTCCATTTCAAATTTTACCTTAACACTTAGTTTATTATATTCTTCTGCCGCTGTTCTATGTGATTCTTCCTTAGCACTATATCTGGTAGCACTACCAATAGATTGTATAAGAGCAGCAACAGAGGCCATAATACCTACAGATATACCAAATATATTCTGGGTCCTGTTATCTATAAATTCAGACGTAGACATAAATGATCCTATGCCAGATAAACAAGATATAACTATAGATGGACCAAAAATAAATTTATCTAATTTACTGTAATAATTAGAAGATGCCCCATGTATTTCTACCAAAACCTTTAATCTTTTGTAAATTTTTTTATAGAAAATAAATTTTTTCAGGTTATACCAATCTGGATATTTATAGTCATTCTTTAGATTTCTAACAGGAGTACTAATTTCATCATCATCACCCAGAGTGTTCATATATCTGAAACTAATAAATTAATTAAAATATTAGAACTTATTTATTCGTTTAAAAAATGGTTTTTTTTACTATATAGATTATGTACTTATAAAAAAATTGATTTAAATTAATATACACATAAATATTAACAATCATGTTTTCATCAAACAAAAAAATACCGATTGGTATAAAGGATATAATTGAAAGTAGAATAACCACTTGGTATCAGGAAAATCTTAGACGTAGCGATGCTGAAGAACAGTTATCGAATCACTGTAACGGAACATTTGTATTTCGCCCAAATACATCAGTCCCACGTTGCTCATATAATGCAGAAACTATAATTTCTTTGTCTTTAAAAACTCAAATAGGTATAAAACACTTCCTTATAATTTACAAGAATAATAAATGGTGTATTGGTAATGTTGGTAAACAATTTGACATGTTTGGAGATATGCTTATTTATTATTCAAAAAATTGTCCATCGAAAACATATAATACAACACTGATAAAATCTCTACCAGTCTATAATATTTATGAGAAATAGTCTCGTTGGTGTAGTCGGTTATCACGTTCGCTTTACACGCGAAAGGTCGCCAGTTCGAACCTGGCACGAGACTATTCTAGTCTTCTAGAAAATCTAAATCACATGCTTTTTTTTCTTTTTTATTTGACATTTCTTCCAATTGATTCATCTCTTTATCATATCGGACTATATTGTATTTATTTTTTTTATAGAATTTGATTCTTTTAATTGTCTGTTTAGAAAAAATAGAAAAATTATCATTTATATCTATAACCAATGGTACCTTTGTAATCTTATCCTTTTCCTGTCTAAGAATACGACCTACGGCCTGTTCAATATTACTTTTAGGAGAACCAAGTATAATAGTATTAAGTGGATATTTGCAGTCAAACCCTTCACTTGCCATAGAAAATGTTCCAAGAATAACATCACATAGTTCGGTTTCTTCCAGATCCCTCTGTTTCATACCACCCAAATAAAACCCACATGTATACGTAGAATCTGGATAATTATCAAATTTATACTTTAATGTTTTTAGATGTTCACGCCTATCACTTAGAATAAGAATTTTTCTACCATCTAATAGACATTTATATGCCTGATCTACTATTAGGTCAGTTCTCGGTTCATAATTAGTAATATTATTAATCATAATCGGTAGATTCGGTTTCTGTTTCATATTTAAACACATTTTAGAATAAGTTGGATCTTCTTCAAAATAATCTATCACCTTTACATCTACATTTGTATCATCTCTTTGTTTAATACTATAAGCAATTGGACCAAGATACCATTCAAATACCTTAGATAATCCATCTGCTCTTTTGGGAGTTGCAGATAACCCAAGAAGATACTTAAAATTTGTTTTAATAAGAGCCTTTGAAAATACTTCAGCACCCAGATGATGACATTCATCATAAATAACAAATCCAAAATCAGAAAACACTTCATCTTTGTAGTCCTTCATAGAAATACTCTGTAGCATCCCTATAACAATATCCTTATCCTTTGTTTTTATCACATTACCCTGAATTCTACCCACATTTGCCTCTGGAAGAAACTCTTCTATCCTTTCTTTCCACTGATTTAATAGGAACTCTTTATGTACTATAACAAGTGTCTTTACCTTTAGTTCAGCAATTAATTTCAAAGCTAGAACGGTTTTACCATAACCACAAGGAACTGATATGATACCTCCTCCTATCCGTTTAGCTTCTTCAAGATATTTATCAATAATCGGAAGCTGTTTGGGTCTTAGTGATTTTGAAAATTTAATATCTATAGGTGTCGCATTATTCAATTGAATATTATCAGTTAATCCTATTTTATTTATGCCATAAAATCTTGGTAGATATAGTTTCCTTTTGCTTTCACCATAAATAGGAAATGTCGGTGGAGGTGCCCCATAATCTGTGTTTACATATGGTTTTACTGTTAGTTCTTCCCTAATTGATTTAATTAATGATGGTGAATAGTCTTCTTTAATAATCGAATAACCTCTGCTTCCGATTTTCATACTATCTTATTGTTATATATAATTATCTAAATATTCTATAACTTTTTTTATTCTTTAATATTATATGACTGATTTAAATAGGTTTTTAAAGAATGTCCTTATTGTTTTAATAATAGTATTCAACGTCTATTTCATCCCGAAACTTAATAATTCAATTATTGACCTCTTTGATAACATGTTTGTTCGTATTCTTTGCCTTGGAGTTATACTATATACTTGCCTTGATGACCCTATAGTAGCTCTTTTACTTTCTGTATGTTTTGTTATGATGCACACAAAACTACAGGAACACAAAAATATGATTATTAAAGATATAGAAGAAAAAACAGTCGGTAATGATTATAGTATAGAAATAGACGCTGAATTAGATGCTGAATTAGATGCTGAATTAGATGCTGAATTAGACGCTGAATTAGATGCTGAATTAGATGCTGAATTAGATGCTGAATTAGACGCTGAATTAGATGAGGAAGATGAAGTTGTAGATGTTCCTGGAAATATGGCTGGTGCGAAGTTAGAGGAAGTAACACACTATGATCCACTCAATCAAACCGAAAATGTGTTTGAAGAACTAGAACCACTATTAAATGTAACTGATAATAGTTTTAATCCTAAATCATTTGATAGTTCTGATAATTTAAAAATTATTGACCAATTGGATATAGATAGTAAAAAAATAGAAGAATACAATAGAGTTCAATTATAATATTATACAAAACAACGTTCATCATTTCTCCATATACTTAAGATATCAGGGTTACCTAATTTTTCTGTACCAACAATACCTACTATAAGACTCTGAGCTATTTCATGTTTAAATAAATATTTTGTAAGATAAACTGCTATTACAAAAATAGTAACTATGTTTATTAGTATAAATGTTTTTTTAACTATCTGCTTCGTACTCAAAGATAACCCAGTATCTATAGGGGGTTCTTTAATTATTTCCGGTTCTTTTTCTTGTTTAATATCATTCTTTCCCTTTTTTTTACATCTTAGGAATTTATCACTACTTTTATTTACCTTCCTTTCATCTGTTTGTTCGGTTACTTTTCCAGAATTATAGAAAATTTCTCTTGTTCCTATACTTTTAATAGGTCTTGTATTTTTACCTAGATTCTTTTGTAGTATTTCTAGATTGGTTGGACCAATATTACCTATAGTATCCATTACTATATGTTTCATTGGAGTGCAAGGAGGGAAATGTAAACTACCTTCATAAACAAAAAATGATTTTTTTTTAGGTAGTAACATTTCTGCGTTCCAATCATCAGAAACCTCAACAATTTCTTTATTATCTATTTTAATTTCATTAATAAACTGATTCATAAAATTTTCGGTATCTCCAAAATAGTTACCTTCGTTAAACATAACACTAACTATAATACCCCCATTCTCTCCTACCTGATCAGTTAGTGAATGTAGCAAACATATTTCCATATCATAATAGTTTCCATCTATCTGATGTAAACTAGGTGTATGTATAGTAATTTCATTTAGTTTATAGTAAACATTATTATATATAATTCCAGAACCTTTATCATACTGTAAAGATAAATTTTTGTTTTTAATAAATTCAACAGAACATTTAGAAGGTTTATATGAAATTTTTAAATTACACAAATCCTGACACTGCTGTATTAGTTCAGTATCAATATTTATTGGCGATTGTTTACTACCTCTACAATCTCCAGACCAATAACTAGTTTCCCCATAAGTCCATTTACTTGCCATTATGTATAATTATATATTTTATTTTAAAATTATATAATTATGATAACTAATTTTGATAAAACTCCTGTATATATATTTTTTAGCGATTTATACAAAATTCTTAAGACTCTAATAGTACATATTACCAAACTTCTTCTTGCAGATTATAATATAGTAGAACCCAAAAAAACAAAGTCTCCATTTGAAAATAATAACAATAACAATAACAATGAATATAAATATAAACCCTTTACATATAAACCTCCTGAAGTAAAAATAGATTTTTTAAATGATTTACCCAAACCTGTTTATGGAAAACCAGCCAAACAAGATGAACCCTTAATGGCACACAACATTAATGATAACCATGAATTCTCTTACGATACACTAAAACCATCTATCACTATAGAACCTCTTCATACCATGAATATCACAGATAACTTCACGAAACCAAATATACCCTATAAAAAGGAATGTAAGCAATGGGACGAATTAGACTATGTAAATAGACCGTGGTTTCCTCTATAATTATTGACTTTTTTTTACAAAAAAAAAATTGATTTTATATTCTTCTTGATAAGCAATTAACACATCAACCAACAACCTTACCGAACGACTATAAACAATCTTTCTAGCAATCTTAACAACAAAAACAAACCAACTAAAACCAAAAACAAACTAAAAAACAATCATGACTATGTCTACATTCGCATCCCTTAACATGTCCGACTCTATTGTCGTGACTACAACAAACCCAAAAACAAAGTCCCATTCAAAGGGCGACAAATACTACCTCAAGAAGCAAGAAAAGAAGAAGCGCGACGCAATGATCAAGAAGAATCGCTCAGAAAAAATGGATACAAACAACGTCTATTCCCGCCGCGAATATGGGCGCTACAATGGAAGCAAGCCTTTCGAAATCTACACAAAACACGACTATCCGACCAAGTATGAAGAAGAGCGGCAGTTTATGAACCAGAAAGACGTCGATAAGTCTTTTGTCGATGAAATCTACGAGGAATACAGCGAGCAGATGCAGAATTGGGACGACCAACACGTATACGATGATGATGAATTGCCTGAACAGGCACCAAAATACATGGGTAACAGGAAGACCAAGAGGTCTTCATCATTTGATGACTACCTAGACGAACCCCCAACAAAGAAACTCAAGTCAAAGACTAATATCCATAATGAGATTAAGGCCGAACTTATCCAGATTAGGTATGAAGTAGATGAGACCCTCACCTTTATGAAAGAAGAGTGGGAACGCATTGACCACAAAATCAAACTCTTGGCAAATAACATGAATAGCGTTACAGAAAAAACCTGGATGGACGATGATGACCTCAACTGGATGTCAGAATCGTCGAGGGGCTACCTGGTAAATTCACCAGATTATGATGAAGATTACTACAATTAATAGGATAGAAGTATTAGAATAGTAGTAGAATAGGTAGTAGTAGAATAGATTTTTTTCTATAATTTTACTTTATAGACCTACAAATAGATAGATTTTATAAATCTAAAAAAATTGAATATAAATTAATTCTAAATAGGATATTAACCAACCAACCCAATACAAAGACTTACACCCGACACAATACAAAGACTTACACCCGACACAATACAAAGACTTACACCCGACCATGTTTGCCAATTTTATTAATTTGTTTGGAGCGTGGAATACGCTGATCTGTATGGATGAAGAAGAAGAAGAAGAAGAACCCTGGACTCGCAAAATCTGTGTTAAAGGCAGAGGAACATTTACAAAAAAAGACATATACGAACATCTGACCGAAGCTCACTTTGGTACAATCGTAGGCATAGAACTATACAACAACAAAAACAACAACTACTACAGTTCATACTGTAATGAACCACAATCAGATGTAGGATTTACTGCAATTGTATATATTAACGAAAAAACCGATAAAAAAAAGACACTTTATAATCTATTAGAAGTTCAAAATGATACAATAAATCTATATTACTACTGGGACACATACTGGTATATTAGTAAGTATGTATCAGACGAACAGATTAATGGCCCTCTGCCTGTTTCAAAAAATCCAGAAGGTGAAGAATGGAGACATGAATGTAAGTTGAAGGAGCTGGAAGGAGGGTCGATTAACTCTGATGTAAATCCTAAAAGGATACGAATTAGTGGATCGTGGGATACATACCCTCATGTCAAGGTATAGTTATATAATAGTAGTTAGTGTTAGTATATTTTTTATTGATTAAGAATAGTATTTAATTCAGAAAATACTTCTCTCCATTCTAAACTTTTATAGGTATGAGTAAGTTCCTCATCTTTTTTAATATCTCTAACAGCATATATTTCAAATCTATTTTCTTTAAAAAATCGTTTCATAATTGTATTAGCATTTCCTTTTTTAGCTGTATTGTAATAGGTTGCACAACCGGAAGTAAAAGCCCAAGTTTTATTTGGAATTTCATCGGACCAAGTAAATACGTGTGGATTTTTCATACCATCAAAGTTATCCAATACCCTAACAATGCCCATCTCCACCAGTTCTCCATTTTTTATATCAGTATTGGCAAAAGCACCATCAAATTCATTTGACTTTATAGAAAAACTAGACGTTTTCACATATACCTTTGAACAATCCACTTTACTCATTTAATAATAATTATCTATTTAGTTTTAAATGGAACAATTATACTACATAAAATAAAAAGGAAATTAAATTATTTAAACAAATCTGGTGTAATATATAAAATGTCCTTTTCAAAACACAGACCTAAGATGTCTAGTGTAAAAAATAATTTGATGGAGGAGGAAGAGGATGAGGTTACGGTAAATATCTATACTATGAATAACCGCATCTATTTTTATGATGATATCAATAAATTTTCAGCACTTAGACTAAGGGTAGAACTTGAAACACTTGCAAATAAAACAGAATATATTGCTTCTACTAACAATATTGATCCTATCCCTATTTATTTGTATATTAACAGTGAAGGTGGTGAAGTAGGGAGTGCTCTAGCTATTGTAGATTATATTCTAAATTGTAGGGTTCCAGTTTATACAGTTATTGAAGGCGAGGCTTGTAGTGCAGCAACTCTTATTTCAATTGTTGGTGATAGGCGTTTTATGACTAAAAATTCTCATATGCTTATCCATCAGGTACGTGGTGGTCTGTGGGGTCGTATGAATGAATGTGAAGATGAAATGAAAAACATCAAAACATTTAACAATAAACTTATTAAACTTTATAAAAAATATACAGATATTCCTGAGACTAAACTAGAAAAGATTCTTAAAAAGGATATCTCATGGTCTAGTAAAACTTGTCTTAAACTAGGACTTATCGACGAAATCCTTGAATAAATTATTATCTAGTGCAATAGTTTCTTTTTGGTCATCTAATAAGATATTTTCAAGTATTAAAATTATCTGTGTTTTATCATGAATCTTAATTTTATTTTTATATATAATATCTACTAATTCACTTATAACTTTTGCTGTAGGTTCGTCTATAGAATCTATCCTTTTTTCTTTTATACTTATATTGATTTTATGATTAATTTTATCAATATTATTAATCATGATTCTATTTGGTTCTATATCTAATTTATTGGATAAAGTTGTTATTATTTTATTTTCTAAATCGATATGATGTCCTATATTTTTAGGAATAAATTCAATCGTAACACTAACCGTTTTATCGGTAGGGTCTCTCTCATAATCTACAAATTTATTACAAATGTTATATGTTTTACCAGTTGGTTTAGTGTATTTAGTACTTGAAAATAAACTATAATTATTCGACCACAAATTTATGTTATTATTACTCCATTTATTTACAATTTTGTTATTTTCTTCTACATATTCTAATGGAATAGATGATAACATATCACTTGATGGTTCTGTTTTATCTGTTGTCACTATATCTCCAGTAGTAGTGTAACCATCATGTGTATTTGGTTTCCAAAAACATACTTCTGTATCTTTAGTTTTATGACATAGAGGTTTAGGGTCAAAATATAAGACATCTTTGCAATTAGATTTATGAACGGTTGGTGTTTCAATTATATTATTTGGATCAGTATTATTGTTAAGTATTATATCACCTAAAATTCTATAATCTTCATCAGCAATAGGACGCCATATACTAACCGTTTTATTATTTTTTTGATTCGACCAGATTTTATCATATTTTTTTGTAGATTTTACATTTAATAATTTATTAGGTTTAATGTTGGTTTCTGGCAAATAATAATGGGTTTCTTCATCATCTGTTGTGAAAAATGGTGAATGATGTATCTTCCAGAATTCAGTTTTAATTTCTGTATCATCCAATTTTAACTTTATTTTCGTTATTAATTCCTCTATTTCTGTTTCTTCTGTAAATTTACTACTAATACCCTGAACTCTATTTAGAGATGGTTTATTTTTACTTATTATATAAGATAAAAACCTTATATTTTCTTTACCTTTAGGAACCCATACTCCATATTTTTTATCTATCATAGTTTTTAATGTATAATCCACTGGTTTATTTTCTTTATTGAATTTTACTAAAACTGATATAGTTTCTGGTTTAGTATTTTCTGTAGTTACTATTTGTCCTAAAGGAAAATAATTATCAATAGGTTCAGGTTCCCATATAAATAATTCGGTTGCCTTAAAAACCAATTTATATTTATTCGTTTTTTTTATAACTATTTCAGAATCTATCTTTTGTTCCTTTGTTACTGCTTTCTTTTTGTGTTTCTTTTTTTCCTTTTTAACTGAAAAGTTTTCGATCTTCTCTGTTTTTATACAATCAATAATTAAATAAATAATTATTAATAATAATAATAAATATAGTTTCATTATAATATAATTATACAATTTTTTCTTAAAAATACGACTTAATCTCTATTAATAAACATATGGGATATATTTTGGGGCATCAAATTTAAGTATCTGGACTTTAAATGTACCATTATATTGTTCGATTGATATCTCATCGTTATTATAAATTTCTTTACAGCCTCTCTGGTTATCAGAGCAATTATCACTACCAATTGTTAATGGTATTTTAAAATTATTTTTATCCATTATATAATAGTTCCAGGTGTTTGCACCTTTATACAATGGTTTTCCAAATAACTGGAGTATAACCGTTTTATCATTATTTCCAGGATCAGTAAATTCATCACTATTATTTGTTACTTTATGAAGAACACCTACCTGCTGATAATCACCACCGGATCCCCTTGTTTCCATATTAATAGGCATTCTACCTACATAACTACCAGTAGAATGATGGTCTCTTTTAAGAGGAGGCATCAATGGATTGTGTAAAACTTCTAAATCTCGGTTTATAATACGCGAATCATCCCTGAGCAGTTTGGAATCGATATCGATATCTATATCTAATTGTTTATTATCCTTATTAGATTTCTTTAATTTTTTAAATAATCTTTCCTCTAATTCATTAATAGAATCAACATTATTACTTCTATATATACCTTTAATATAGTTATTAGTAAATAAATACATTCCTACTAACAAAAATAATGAAATATATATCACATGTATATTATTTATACAAATAGTATTAGTCGGACATTTATTCATATTTATATTTATATAATATTTAATTTATTCAATTCGTTATTGTAGTTTTCTATAATACTTAGATTCTTCTTAATAATTGAAAGTGCTTTTGCAGTTGAATTAATTTTGTTTTTATCTATCTGAAATTTATCCAGGGTTTTACTATTATAGTCCCTTTTAAATTGCGAGATTTTTTTTAAAAATTTGTCAATTGTACAATTGATTATTGTACATGAGATAAAATTCGTATCATTATCTTCTACAGAAGATGCCTTGCTTTTTGATTTATTTATATACCAACGGTGGTGTCCGTCTATAATAAAATTATCATTAGTAATAATAATCGGTTTGTTTAGTTCCTCTTTATCTAAAGATATCCCTTTAATTTTTGATGAACTTAGTTCTGATTTGGTTGGTATTAAATCTGACATATCTACCTTTCGGGTTGATATATCTGTCGGCTTATCCTGTTTAGTTTTATCTACATATTTAGATATCAAATTATCTGATAATTCTTCTATTACATTCTTGTAAATAGATTTAATTGTTTTCTTTTTTTTTTTTGGTGTAGTAGTTTTTCTAGCAGGCGTGTCTGAATTTGATTCAAAATTCTCTAATAAATGAAAATGTTTTACTATACTTATACTTATAATTATGCAATATATACCCATTAATAATGTTATTTTATCAGTAATAAAATTATTTAGAACTGAAAACATTAAAACAAATATGACTATGTTATAGTATTTCTTAATATATACATTAAACAGTAAATAGAATAAAACTAAAATGAAAATTAAATTTTTATTTAATTCGGTATACATAAATATAAACAACAAATTTTTTATAAGAGTAAATTACTAATAAAAAAGATAATACCAGACAACAACGATTTTATTAACAACACAATAATTATATTATATTTGTTAAAGATTTCTTTATCCGGCAAAATGTTCTCTATAAATTTAGTTGAAACATTCGAAAAAACACAACTAGATAAAATAATTACAATTATTGCTGGTTTTAGGTTTTCTAATATTTTATCTATTAAACTCTTCTCAGCTGGTGGTTCCTCTTTCTTAACCGGAGGATGTGGTTGCTGATACTGTGGGTGGTATTGCTGTTGATGATATTGTTGGTTTGGATCTTGGTGATGATATTGTTGGTTTGGATCTTGGTGATGATATTCTTCTTCCTCATCGTATTCATGTTCAAGTCTCTGCTGTTCTTCTATTTGTCTATTCATATTCTCTTCCATTCTCATTTGTTCTTCTTTTTGGGTGTCATCTATATTAGTTTCTATAACCGGTGCGTCAATATTATTCAAAATGCCCTCAACCAAATTTTTATCTTCATTATCAATAAAATCACTAATAGGTCTAGATTTACTCATATATATTTTTTAATAAATCTTTTTATAAAATAAAACGAATTAATTTATAATTATACAATTTCTTTTACTGATTAAAGTATGAAAACTTAATGCTAATATTAATGCAAGTATAATAGAAATTAAATTTTGTAACATATAAAATATACTTATATTTTTTTAACTAATTTTGGCGATTTTGTGATAAAATAAACGAATATAATACATAACATAAATATTATTAGAAAAAGGTCTACATTTAAGAATTTATTTAGTTCCATTATATTTATATATCATTTTATTTTTTTACCCATGATTTCTGCTCTTCAGATTTTTTAAGTTTATCTGATGTCCTTAAACTTATCTTTATCTTGCCTTTACTAGAATCAGATGTAATACCTTTGCATTCATCTAATTTATTACATTCTTCTTTTGCCTGTTCTAATGTTGTAAGTTTTTCTTCTGTCTTTATTTGCTGTTTACCTTTACCTGAACTTAAAGATGTATCTTTGTATGGACCATCCCAGTCTTTGCTGCCAGGGTCTCGGTCCGTATCATTTACAGATGGATTAAATTTTATTTTTAATTTCTTCTTCGGTTTCTCGTCTTTATCTTCGTCTTTTTTCTCGTCTTTCTTAGCGTCTTTATCTTCTTTCTTTTTAATTTTTTTAATTAGTTTCTTTTTAACTGGTTCACCTTGCTTCTTAACAATAGGCTCCTGAACTAATAGTTTCTCATATTTTAGGGAAACACTATGTGTATCTGTATCATTCCAGAATAAATTAGAATTATTATTTTCTCTAATCTTTCGTTCTAATGATAAAAGTTTGTTTTCCTCAATATATTCACGTATTAAACTTTCTCTTTCTTCAATATTATTAGTAGTTAAATTCACCCTTTTAATTTTTTCATTAAGTATAAATAAATTCCTTTTTGTTTCTATTTTTTTCTTAAGAATAATTTCATTATCTATATTCTTATTATTACTAATAAACTCTAAACAAATTTTTTTGTATTTTATTAATTTTAAATATTCTTCCTTTAGTTCATCAAAATTATCAGTATTATTTCCTTCTATATCATCTCTTTTTTTCTTTAGACGATAAATAATTTCATTTATCTGGATATGTATAAAGTCTAAAATATCATTAACCCTTCTATATTTTGGTAGAACTATAGTTGTTTTTTTTCCATTAGTTAATGAGGTTTTTACCAATTTACCATCTAATTCATCATAAGTAAATTTAGTTAAGTTTCCCTTTTGATTTTTTTCCTTTAAAAATCTCCCATAACTATCTAAATAATCCAAATAATTATCCGTTTCCAAATAATCTAAAGTTTCTATTTTATTATCTTTACCACCACCAGATTTTATAGATGTGTCTTCTTTTTCATCTAATAATGCAACAAAGTTCGGACATGACTCAACTTCTATATCAGAAGATTCTACTTCAACTTCTGGTTCAGTTCTTGGTGTAAAAACAAATACTGGCTTTTCTGTTATATCTTCAAATAGAGCATCGTTTACATCATCATCCAAATCTAATGAAAAATCACCCTCTAGTTCGTCTTTTTCTTTTTCTTCTTCTTCATCATCATTTGTAACAGTTAAATCATCCAAATTTATAGTTTCTTCATCTAAATTAAACTCTGGTATATCAAGGCCTAAGTCTTCCTTTACCTCATGTGGTTCTGTACTGCTTGAAATATCTACAATAGTTGTTAATAATTGATTTTCTTCGCTAAGATCACATGTTTCAGATAAAGGAGGGGTTAAATCAACCTCTTCTAAATCTAATAAATTTAAAATATTGGTGTCTTCTACTTCAGGCACTTCTGGTTCTAGGGTAATGGGTACTTCAGGCACTTCTGACACCTCAAGTTTAGGTTCAGCATTATCAAGAAGTGTAACATTAATAGACATAATATAATATAATAGTATAAAAATTATTTAAAATAATATATAATTATTTATAAATTGTAATCATCAAAACGATGATTCTTAGAATGTTGGGTTCTAACCTTTTCAACATATTTATCTGTATTCGAAGTACTTAATACAAGACGTTCTCTATCAGTTTCTTCCATAATAGAATTCGTATATTCTTTGTTAAATTTTTCATCATCAGTAAAAACACCTGAACCTTCTTCTCTATAACTAAATCTTGGCAATAGTTTACTATCAAATTCAAGTGCATTTCTTGGAACACCAGAACCAAACACAAATGCTGGACTAGAAATTGGTGCTTTATCATTTATACATTTTGGTATTTCTCTACGGGTTTCCCATTTATCTGGTGGCATATAGACATAACCTGGAACATAGGTTGTATCATATGGATTTTGGTCAGAATACTTTTTATTTAAGTAAATTATCTGTTTCCATAATTGACTATCAGGGGTAGACATAAGAATATCTCTATCATATTTTGTTAGTTTCCTTAGTGTTTTATTTCTTATAGCTGTCTTAAATTCCTGTAGAAGTATATTATTTTCATTAGTATTATAACTATTTAGATTGGATTTAGAAGCTATTAATTTTTTAGTATAGGAAACAATGTCTTGCAAAGCCTCTGAATTATCTGAAGTAATATCCACTGATAGTGTAGAATCAAGTAAACCTAATAATTTTTCTTTATCTAAATTATCTAATTGGTTGAGTCTGGGTTTAAGACGCTCAAATTCTTTATCATTCATTGTTTTAGGATTTAATTTCTCTATAGATTCAATTATACTATTTAACTTATTATGATGACTATTATCTATATTCGAATTTGAACTATAAGACATAGGTAACATTGGCATTTGGGTAGACATTGGTGTCATCTGACCCATAAGAGCCAACTTACTTAGTTCATTATTTTGTGATTTTTTTACCGTATTGGAAATATTCATGGTTTGGTTTTCCATTACTTTCTCGACAGCTAACATAGAATTTTTAAGTTTATTTATTTCCATACTAGTGTTTTCTGTTTTAGGTTGGGAAAGCAACTTAGTTAACTGATTGGTTTGAGATTTTAATAAATTGTGTGATTCATGTACCTTATCATGTAGTGCCTTTAATTTAGGATCATCAGATTTATTGTTATTTAACTCGGATAATTCATCGGTCTGATTAGTTAACATTTTCCCGACTGATTTTATTACACGTACATCAGCATCAGAACCCTTCCCTATTTCATTCTTAAGAGATTCTTCTAAACCTTCAATTTGTTCTATTAAAGCATCATGTTTTTCCCTTGCATTTGTAACTTCTAATGCTTTAACTCTTAATCTCTCCGTTTCTTCCGCTGCTTTAGCCAATTTGTTATTACTAATACTTTTAAGTTTAGTTGCTTTAATATCTGATTGCGATTCCTTAATTTCGTCTATTTTAGTTAGTATAGGAGTTAACTGTCCTTCTAATAAAGTCTTCATTTGTGCTAATTGTGGGCTTAGATTAGTACCAGCATTAATACCAGACTTAGCAGTTACAATAGTATAAATTTGACCTTGTATGTCCATATTTAATTGATTTATTTTAATAAGTTCTTGTTCATATAATTCTTCTAATTCATCTAATTCATATAATAAACCATCAGCATTAATACTTGATTTAATATCACCTAATTCATTATTTATACTAACTAAATTTAATCCAGCTGCTTTTAACTTTTCGTGATGGCCATCTAATTCTATTAGTGTAGGGGGGGGGGTCAATTTCTGCATTTTAGTTTTTATTTCGTCTAAAACGGCTTCCGCCGCCGAACTTTTGGTAACTTGTTCATTTATTTTTATAGTATATGTAGCTGTTTTTTCGAGACCAGTTAAGTAAACCCAAGTACCATTAATTTCATTTATTTTAGAAGTCAAGTCAGCCACTTTAGAAGTCAAGTCAGCCACTTTAGATGTGTCGGTCACCGCGGCGTACAATTTTTTTGCAACTGTATATAAACGCACGACATTCTCTTTACGAACTGTAAAAGCTGAAAAAAGTTGGGAGTCCCAATCTTCATATGTTTTAGTTGTTAACAAGCCTTCAGCATCTATGTCTGCCTCAAGTTTATCGAAAGCAGCAAGAGCCGCCTCCGCGGCCGCCTCCGCGGCGGCAGCACCAGTGCCAGTACCAGTGCCAGCAACATCACCCCCGAATAACTTCAAAGAGCGCAAGCGCGCAGCAGCCATCTCACTTACAATAGTAGCAATTTGTTCTGTTATGCCAGTCTTTAATTGTTTTATTTTACTAAGTTCTGTATCATATAATGTTTTAATATCATCTAATTCATATAATAAACCATCAGCATCAATCTTTAATTTAATATCACCTAAGTCACTAATTATACTATCTAAATTAGAACGAGCTGTTGTTAACTTTCCTTTATGGACATCTAATTCTATTACTGTAGGCGTGCCGGGTTTCAGCATTTTATTTGTTATTTCTTTTAAAACGGCTTCCTCATCCGAACTTTTGGTAACTTGTTCATTTATTTTTATAGTATATCTAGATGTTTTATGAATTACAGTCCATCCCACCCAACTTGCTTTATGGTCATCTATATATTGCACCATAGCGGCCGAGCCCGTGTTGTCCCCCACACCGTCGTACAAATCTTTTGCGACTGTAAATAAAAGCATGACCTCATTGAACTGAACTGTAAAATCTGGAAAAAGATCGCCTGCCCATAGATTCAGGTTGGCGTCGGTGTCGGTCTCGGTGAACAAGGGAGAGGCAGTGAACTCTGCAAAAAGATTATCCCAAGCATCAAACGCTTCCTTTTCCTTCTCGGCGGCAGCAGCAGCATCGGAGAAATCTTCCCTGTTATTAGTATGAAGTGTATAACATTTGTGTAAAATTACACAAATAAAAAATACCAAAAACAATATTATTATTTTTCTAATATTCATTTTCATATATTATTATAAAATATTTTATTATCAAATAAATTAAATTTACCAGTTATCTGGATGTATATGGAAAAATCCATCAATATGTTTTTCATTATTATTATATGTTGGTTCAGAATATTTATCATTTAATTTAAGTATTTGTTTCCATAATTTATTATCGTAATTTAAATTAGAAAGAAGAAGTTTTCTATCTTTCTCGCTAATTCTTGTTAATGTACCCTTTCTTAATGCTTTAGATATTTCCATTATTAGTATTTCTCTTCCGGTTTTATTATAATTATTAAGATTAGATTTAGATTCTATAAGTTTATTTGTATAAGAAACGATATTTTCTATATCTTTGGAATTATTTTTTTCTACCTTTATTTCTAAAATGGAAGTTAAGAGACCTAATAATTGATTTTTATCTAAATTATTTAAATTATTATAGTCTTTATTTAATTTAGTAAACATTTTCTTATCCATAGATTTAATATGAAGTTTATTTAATGATTCTATTATATTATTTAACTTTTCATGATGATTATTTGATTTAATGGGTAAAATTGTTTTATTTTTAGATTTGTAATATTTGTTTCTAGTTTTTGTAACTGTATTAGAAAGTGAACTCGTCTCTGTTTCTATTAACTGTTCTACATTAATAATTGATTTTTTGAGTCTATTAATTTCTGAAACAGTTTTTGGGGATTTAGGCTGTTTAAGTAATTCTTCTACTTTACTAGTTTGAGATTTTAGTAGTTCTTGAGACTCATGAAGTTTTGTTTTTATTGCATTTAACTCTGTCGCATACTTATTATTTGAATCAGTTATATTATTTATTTCAGCTAATTTTACCAATTTTTCAGTCTGGTTATTTAAACTTTCTTCTAAGGAACTTATTATAGAAATATCCCAATCTTCTCCCTTTTCTAGTTCTTTTTTTAACGCTGATTCTAGTTCTGTTATTTTGTTTAATAAAACTTGATGTTTTGCTTCTTCTTCTTCCTTTTCATTTTTTAAATCTGATACAGTACTATTTGTAGTTGTGGGCGAGACAAATTGATAATTATTATAAGACTTCTGGATTTGGTTTATGTCATCCCTTATTGGCGTGAATATACTATTAAATAATAATTTATAATTTGTTGGTGTAGTTTGAGGGACTGTTGTATTTGATGGGGGAACTGTTGTATTTGATGGGGGAACTGTTGTATTTGATGGGGGAACTGTTGTATTTGATGGGGGAACTGTTGTATTTGGAGTATTTGAAATTGATTCCTTAGCATTACAACTTCCGGTTATTTTATAAGGGTAAGTTTTATCTTGTGTTGTTTCTGGGAGTACATAAGGGTTACAGTTACTATTTATTTTATTTATAACAAAATATTCTGGAGAGCCTATTTTTAAAGACATCCAGAAATATAATGCTTCTACAAGACTATTTTGTTTATTATTGTCTATAAATCCAATCTTATCAGGATCGTATATTACTTCTGTAGGATTTGATAAATAATATGTTAATTCTGTTAACATATCGCCTAATGCTATAATTGTGCTCTTATATATGCCCATTAGTGCTTTCACTGTATATTCCGTATTAACCAAATAGTCTTTTTCAGGTGCCTTATCAATTAGTGCTTTTAGTTCAATTATAGTTTTATCGAGAATTTGTGAATATTGGTTTGTTGGAAACTGACCTATTAGTGTTTTTCTATTTTGGTAGTCATATGCCCATCTTTTCAACGGAAGTGACTTAATTATATCATTTGGATCTAATAGATTTAACTTTTTTATTAAATCTTCAAGAGCTTTTTTTGATTTGGTTAAGTCTTCCTTATATTTATTTACATGGATTACTAAAGTTTTTGTGTATTTATCTACATATGACTGATTTTGTTTTTCTATTTCGTCAACTTTAGTTTTTATTTCTTGAAATTTTTCTACTAAATTAAGTTTGGCCTCTTTAATTTCCTTTTTTTTAGTATCGATAGGGTTCAGGAATTTTGACGTTCCGGTCTTTTGCTCTAATGAACTAAGTATAACATTATAATGATTAATCTCATATTTAATATTATTAAAATCTAAAACTAAACTGTCTATATTGTTTTGTACTTCTTCTATTGTAGTTTGAGATAAGAAAGGTTCCTCACCATAGATTAGTTTTAATTTTTCTTCTATATCATTGTAAGTGATGTTATATATTGGAGACCTTTTTAAATTACTAATTTTTTTTTCTAAATCATAAATTTCTTGTGATGATGGGAAACCCGTATATAAATTTATAGCGTCTTGTTCTAAAGAAAAGAAATTCTCCATATTATTGTTAATAGAATTACATTTTTTTACAAAAAAACATATTAAAAGTAATAATAATACAATTAAAATTAGTTTTACACGAACCATTACATTTATATAACAAAATAAAATTATTACATTTATTTTATTAAGGTAAGAACATAGTCTAATTTTTTATGGTATAGAGAATCAATATTATTCTGGGGTTTTAATTGTTTTAAAATTTGTAATATATAGTCTAATTTTTCATGATAATTAAACTGTTCACAATTAGGTAATTCAATCTGATGTAATTTTTCAATAATAAAGTTTATTTTTCCATTCTTAGAATCATCAGTACTATTTAATGATTGTAATTTTCCGAACATTTCTAGAACATAATCTAGTTTTGTATGATAATCGTCTAAAATTTTCTTTTGAGGATTCATTTTTTCTATCATTTCAAGAACATAATCTAATTTTTTATGATAAATATCATCTTTTTTATTTAATTTGTTATATTCTTTTAATTTCATTATTACATAATTTAACTTTTTATTATAACTTGCATCACCACTTTTACATTTAAATTCGCTTAATTCTTTTAATTTAACATAAACATAATTTATTTTTGTATCATATGGTTTATTAAATACTTCCGTATTTTTATAAAATTTATAACTAGAAGCAGTTGTATATGACCTAGTTTGTCTTGTTGGCTTATACTGTGTTGTTGATGAAGGTTTATAAGGGGTTGTTAATGATGGTTTAGAAGTGGGTGTTATTGAGTGTGGGTTATAAGGGGTTGTAGGTGATTTAGGTTTATATGGTGTTGTAGGTGATTTAGGCTTATATGGTGTTATTGAGGGTGGGTTATAAGGTGTTATAGGTGATTTTGGATTATAAGGTGTTATAGGTGATTTTGGATTATAAGGAGGTGTAGGTGATTTTGGCTTATAAGGTGTTATTGAGGGCGGGTTATAAGGTGTTGTAGGTGATTTTGGCTTATAAGGTGTTATTGAGGGCGGGTTATAAGGTGTTGTAGGTGATTTTGGCTTATAAGGTGTTGTAGGTGATTTTGGGTTAGTAGATGGATCTGTAGTAGTAGGTATTTCCGTTGTAGTTTTACTGTATGGGTTACACGTATCAGTTACACTAACCGGTGCTTCTGCTGGTAATGACTGTGTAGTTGTAGGTGGCTTTACTTCATAAGGACTACATGTATCAGTTACACTAACTCGTGATTTTTTAGTTGTAGCAGCATCTGTAGTTGTAGATTCTGTAGTTGCAGGTGGCTTTACTTCATAAGGACTACACGCATCAGTTACACTAACTCGTGATTTTTTAGTTGTAGCAGCATCTGTAGTTGTAGCTTCTGTAGTTGCAGGTGGCTTTACTTCATAAGGACTACACGCATCAGTTACACTAACTCGTGATTTTTTAGTTGTAGTAGCATCTGTAGTTGTAGCTTCTGTAGTTGTAGCTTCTGTAGTTGCAGGTGGCTTTACTTCATAAGGACTACACGCATCAGTTATACTAATCGGCGATTTCGTAGGCAATGACTCTGTAGTTGTAGCATCTGTAGTTGTAGCATCTGTAGTTGTAGCATCTGTAGTTGCAGGTGGTTTTACTTCATAAGGACTACACGCATCATTTACACTAACTCGTGATTTTTTAGTTGTAGTAGCATCTGTAGTTGTAGCAGCATCTGTAGTT